AGAACAGCAGGCGGGTTTCGAGCGGCGAGGGCGGCTCGCGGTCGTTCTCGTTGGGGTCGGCGATCATAGGGGCGTTGCTTTCTGTCGTAGTCGTTGGGAGTAAGCAAGACGCGCGGCTTCCCGCACGCCTCTCGAAAGGTTGCCGTCGCCGAGTAGCCGCAAGAGTCGTTCGGTGTCTCGGTCAACCATGACGTTGACGCGACGCAGCGCGGCGAAATGGCGTTCGGTCTTCGGGCCTGGGCGGGTCATGCCCCCGTCCGCAGCGCGGCCAAACGTTGACGACGTTCCGCGTGGTACTCCGCGGTCGTCCAGTTCTTCGCAACGTACTCGTTGAGCAGCGCGCACTCGGCCTGGGCGAAGTCGGGCCACATGCCGCTGCGGACGATCTTCCCGTCGTTGCGCACGACATCCGCCGTGATCTGGCGGCCGGGGAACTCCGGCTCGCGGTACTCGACGCGGAACGAGTAGGGGCGGGCGGGGAGGGTCACAGGCGCTCCCAACCGCGAGCCGCAAGGGCTTCCGTGATCGCGTCGCGGACGGCGGTCAACTCGTTCCGCGTCAGGGAGACGTGGGTGAACGTGGCGACCGGCTTGCCGTTGCCGTACGAGCCTCGCCCGCAACGTCCTCGCAGTTGCAGAGCGATCGTGTCGGGCGCATCGGAGTAGACCCGCACGGCGTTGTCGGTTTCGACATCGTGGGTCGGCCGATTGACCTTTGGCGTGTTGCGGATCGAGACGCAGCGATCGTAGGTGGTCATTTGCTCAGGCTCCAGTGATGTTGCGATGAAACGTAACTATACACATCGATCGGTCGTTGCGAAAGAGCGTAGTTTGCATGAACGACTGATCGCCTATGCAATTTGCCTATGGCGACCTCTTTCGACGCGCAGATCGCAGCCCTGAACGAAGCCATCGCCGCCGGAGTGCGGTCGGTGACGATCCAGGGTGAAACAACGACGCTCAACCCCGTCGCGGGGCTGATCGCTGCGCGGGATGACCTCGTTCGCCAGAAGGCCGCCGCAGAGGCCGCCGCGGGCACGTCCAAGGCTCGGCCCGTGCGCTTGCTGCACTACGCCGGCCGGGGCTACGACTGATGCCGACGCGCAAGTCGGTGCGGCAAGTGGCCGCCAGCAAGCGAGCCGCTGCCGCTGCGCTCGACGCCCAGGCGAAGTACGACGCCGCTGGCTTCGGCCGGAGAATCAAGTCGTGGAACCCCGCGTCCAGCGGCCCGAACAACGCGCTCGAAGGGTTCGAGCGGCTGCGCAACCGATCGCGCGACTCCGTTCGCAACGACTGGGCGGGCTCATCGGTCGAACAGAAGTGGACGACCACGCTGATCGGCACGGGCATCGTGCCGCGGTGGGAGAACAACCGGATCAGCGACCTGTGGGAGCAGTCGCGGTCGGAGCTTGACGCCGACGGCGTTGCCGACGTGTATGGTCTCCAGGCGCTCGCCACCCGGGGGTTCATCGGAGCGGGCGAGTCGTTCCTGCGGAAGCGTCCGCGGGATCTGAACGCCCCGCTGACCGCCCCGGTGCAAGTGCAACTGGTCGAAGGCGACTTCTGTCCGCGCTTTGACTCCGACACGTGGACGGGGATGCCAGAGGGCAACACGATCCGTAGCGGCATCGAGCGGAACAAGTATGGCCGCCGCGTCGCGGTGTGGTTCTACAAGTCGCACCCAGGCGATCGGCCCGACCTCTACACGACGCCCAGCATGGGAGACCTCGTTCGCGTCCCGATCTCGGACGTGGCGCAGTTCTACGAGCCCCGTCGACCAGGCATGCTGCGCGGCGTGTCGGATCTAGCCTCTGTGCTCACGCGGTTGCGCGCGACCGGCAACCTCGAAGACGCGGTGCTCGATCGACAACTGCTGGCGAACCTCTTCACGATGTTCGTCACGAAGACGTTGCCGACCAACTACGACGGGCAAGTCGATCAGAACACGGGGCTGCCCGTGTTCTACAACCGCAACGGTACGCCGCTGGTCGGGCTCGAACCGGGCATGTCGCAGGAACTGTTGCCCGGCGAGGACGTGAAGTTCGCCAACCCGCCCGAGCCCGGCGTGTCGCACAGCGACTACCTGCGCACGATGGGCCTGGGCACGTCGGCCGGCGTGGGGATGCCCTACGAGTTGTTCTCGGGGGACATCCGCGAGGTCGGCGACCGCGCGCTCCGCGTGCTCATCAACGAGTTCCGTCGTTACGCCGAGCAACGGCAATGGTTGTGGGTGATCCCGCAGCACTGCATGCCGGTCGTGAGGTGGTGGGCCGAAGCCCTGTACCTCAAAGGCACGTTCAGTCGGCGCGAGTACGAAGAGGCGATCCGCCCGTCGTGGAACCCGCAAGGGTGGGAGTACATCCACCCGGTGCAGGACGTTCAAGGCGTCAAGCTCGCGATCGAGACGGGCCTGACCTCGAAGACCGCGGCGATCCTCAAGCGTGGTGACGACCCGCGGGTGGTGCTCAAGCAACGCGAGCAGGACGCTAAGGACGAGAAGGCCGCCGGCCTCGTTCCGCCCCCGGCACAGCCCGCGAGCCCGCCGACCTCGGGCGCAAAGCCCCCGCCCGATCCGGCGGCGCTCATGATGAGCATGGCGACGACGATCTCGGCGCAGATGGCGGGGACGTTCGAGAAAGCGCTGTCGTCGTTCGCCGACGGCGTTCGGGCCATGTCGTCGCAGCCGCGCGAAACGCATCTGCATGCCACCGTGGCCGCGCCGAACGTGGCCGTCGAGAACAAGGTCGAGCCGACCCCGGTGCACACGACGGTCAACAACGTCGTCGAGCCGACCCCGGTCCGCGTGGCCGTCGAGAACAAGGTCGAGCCGACGCCCGTGACGATCGAGAACACGGTCGAGGCGACGTTGACCATGCCCCCGCGTGAGTCGAAGACAACCGTCGTTTACGACGAGGAAAGCGGACAGATCCGCGAGTCGACCACGACCGAAACCACGATCCCCCTCCAGTGAAGGACTGACCTATGGCAATCGTTGCCGGCGACATCAAGTACCGCCTCAGTGGCGGGGGTTCCAACACCGACCCAGCGGCGTCGTTGGGCGGCGCGGAGTCGTCGACCGACGCCGGGTCGACCATCTTCGACAACGTGTCGAGCGTGGAGGGCGCAGCGGGCGATGTCGAGTACCGCTGCGTCTACGTCAAGAACACGCACGGCTCGCTCACCTACCAAGGCGCGAAGATCTGGATTCAGGCCAACACGCCGAGCGCCGACACGACGGTCGACATCGGCCTCGGCACGACCGCCGTCGGCACAGGTAACGAACAGACCATCGTCGATGAACAGACCGCGCCCTCCGGCGTGACGTTCGCTGCGGCGGCCAATGAAGGTGCCGCGCTGTCGATTGGCGACATCCCGGCGGGGCACCACAAGGCTGTGTGGATTCGCCGCACCGTCACCGCAGGCGCTGCGGCGGCCTCCGACTCGTTCACGTTGCGCTCCAAGGGAGACACGCTGCCATGACCCCCGTACAAGCTGCGGCGTTGGCCGCCATCGAGGCCGGCGCGGCTACCCTGCGCGAAACGTTGACCGACGCGCCGCCCCCGCCCGCGCCGACCTACGCGATAACGGCGAGCGCCGCTGCGATCGACGAAGGGCAGGCCGTCGTGTTCACGGTCACGACCACGCACGTTCCGACAGGCACCGCGCTGCCGTACCGGCTGCAAGGTGCCGTGACGGCCGTTGATCTCGACGGCGTTCCGATGAACGGCGCCGTGTTGATCGGGCCGGACGGCACGGGCATGCTGGTCGTTCCGACTCGCGCCGATCTGGTGACGGAGGGCGATGAGGTCATCGAAATGGTGCTCGATCTGCCCGGCGTGCTCGCCCAGGCGTCGGCCGTCGTGCGGGACACGAGCACCACGCCGCCCCCGCCCCCGCCGCCTCCGCCTCCGCCTCCGCCTCCGCCTCCGCCTCCGCCTCCGCCTGCGACAGCGGAACGCTTCGTCGAACTGCTGGACCCGGCGAAGACGATCACGATGCGTGCGTGGTTCGACGGTCAGACCTACGACCGCAACGCGAGGTTTACCCCGATCACGACGGACACGTGGCGGGCCGAGTTCCTTGCGGCGGACTACGCTGCGAACAGCCTGCGCCCGTGTTCGGCAAGCGGCTACACGCTGATGGTCGCGTCGATCGACAACCCGACTGCTTGGACGCCGCACGCAAGCGTCACGGTGGCCGCTGGCGCGCAAGGTGGGTTCTTCACGTTCCGCGCGAACGAGTTCGCCGACGGGTGGTATTTGCTCAAGGCCGTCCCCAACAGCGGGGCCGAAACGAGCATTCCGGTTGCCGTGCACGTGCAGCGAAACGGCCCGGTGGCGTCCGAGCCGGCCATGTTCGTGCAGGCCGGGTCACACGATCACCATCACGCGTGGCGGTACGGGCGGACTGTGTACGCCAAGGTGCCGGCGCGGTTCGACCCGGTGCGAGTGCCGGCGTCGATCACAAGGGCTTACCCGCCCGTCGATACCGCGGTCCCGCGTTCGCAGTTGTTTGCGATCGACCTCGCGGTGCATCGGCCGGGAGACTGCTACCGCACTCGCAAGAGTAACGGCACGCTGAACGCCGCCAACCTCCAGTCGTATTACTGGTCGTACATGGTGAGCAAGTTCCCGGGGCAAGTCGCGCAACTCGACGGCCCCCGCGGCGAGGGCAACGTCGCGATGGCGACGCATCTGCAAGTCGGCCGAAACGGGGGCGTCTACTTCTGCGACCCGTGGCGGTTCGGGCACATCGCACCGGACGGCACCGTGAAGACGATCGCTGGATGGCGGCAGGAACCCCCGGCCCAGCGAGATTTCCCGATCGTTGACGAGTCCTCGTCCCCGCGAACGCTGGTCGGGGACTGGTCGGGCGTGCCGGTGTCGCGATGGGGCTTCCACGAGTTGTGGGGGGCCACGTGGGACATGCGTACGCTGGTCGTCGACGAGGACGCCCCGCCGATCCCGAACGGCACAAACCCCGACGGCACGCCGAAGCTGGAAAAGCCGCACAAGTTCAACCCGCGATCGTTCCTCGCGGACTCGCAAAACAACCGCGTGTGCCTGCTGGAGTTCGACAAGGCGTCGCACTCGACCCCGGTCAAGGTGATGGAGTTCATCACCGGCTTGAACGACCCGTGGGATGTGGTGTGCGTCGACGGCGTGCTCTACGTCAGCGAACGCATGTCGCACCGCATCGCGGCGTACGACGCGACCACAGGGGCGTTCATCCGCGTGGTGGTGTCCGGTCTGCCGTTGGCGTCGATGAACGCCAGCATCCGCCGCATGCAACGCAACGCAGGCGTCTCGCTGGCCGACTGCCGTGCGCAAGCGTGTGTGGCGCCCGAAGGGCTGTATCACCTTGACGGGTGGCTCTACTTCGGGTCGCTCGTGCAGCAACAGGTGCGCCGTGTTCATCTGGTCACGGGCGCGCTCGAAGTCGTCGTGGCGGAGCCGTACGTCGACCAGGGCTCCAACTTCTTCAAGATCGCCGTCAGCGGGCCGAACACGTTCGGACCTGTTGGCACGACGTGGGTGTGCACGTTCGCCGGGGCGGGCTACGGCGGTCGGCCCGCGGCGTACCTGCCCGACGGCTCGAAGTGGGACTACGGGTGGATCGTTTCCGGCGAAGGCCCCGGCCGCGTGTGGGATGGTGTCGGCTACGCGTGCTCTGTCGGTGTGGGCCCAGGGGCCCTCGCGTTCGCGTCAAGCGAAGAGGGGGTGTGGAAGATCGGGCGCGTCCAGCCTGGGGACGCCTCGTGGGGCTGGAGTCGCATGCAGGCGCTCGAACGCCTGTGGCGTGACAACGGCTGGCATCTGACGCACGGGCCCGGCGGCTGGGGCTACTACGGCTTGCCGCTACCGTGGGGCGAGTCCCCCGAAATCGACGACTACCTCCGCGCGTGCGGGCACACGCAAACCTGACGTACAGGGGAAAGCATGGCAACCGTTGTTTCGACGTTCGCCAAGACCGGCGGGGTCGCTCTACTGGCGCTCACGCAGCAGTCTTCCGGCACCGTCACCGTAGGGTCTTCCGTGGATGTTGCGGCTCTGCTCGCGGCGCGCATCTTCGTCAGCATGGGCCGCACGGTCGGGACCGCGTTGACGAACGAAGTGCTGTTTCGGTTGCAGGGGTCTGCAAAAGACTCCGGCGACGACGAGTGGTTCGACATCTATTCGTTCACGTCCGCTAACGGGAAGACGGCGGCGTCAGCGACCACGTTGAACGGCGCAACTTCTGCGAACGCGTCGACGTTTGTCGTGTCTTCTGCGACCGGGATCACGGCGGGCGATCGGCTGTACCTGCGCGAGACGGGAACCCCCGGCAACAGCGAGTTTGCGGACGTGAAGTCGATGAGCGGAACGACGGTCACGCCGTTCAACAACCTCACTCGGGCGCACACGAACTCGATCGCAATCTGCGATCAAGCGGAGCGGTTCTCGTGGACCGAAAGCCTTGTCGGCGTGAAGAGGCTGCGGTTCATCGTTGATTCCGCGACAAACGCAGCGGGCCAAACGGTCGATGTGATCGCGTGGTTGGTGACGCTGGATTCCGTGTCGTCGACCTGACCGGCAGGCATGTCTCTCCCCGTCGATCTGCCGTGGGACCGGCAGCCGCAGCACGACGATTCTCCGGTAGTTGACTCTCGGCTACCTAAGCCGGGCCTACTGTGGTTGGCATCTGCCAATCGCGAATTGGCCCGCGGCATTGTCCCCACCGTCACAGGCACCGTTACTCGTACCCCGAACAAAGGGGGTATTGGCGCGAATTTTCTTTCCGGGGGCATTCTCGACTTCGGGGACGTTAGCGACTCCGCGTCGTTTACGAACCTGTTGGTGTTCGAGGTTCCCTCGCTGGCTTCAACTGCGCTGTCTCAGTCTGACTACGACAACGGGGGAAGTGAGTCGGCAGGGTCGCAGTACATCGACATTACGTCGAGCGGCGACGTGCGGTTGGTGCGCGACAGTCAAGCGGTCATCCTTGAGACTACCGTCGGCGGTGTCGTTGCGGCAAGGCGCGAACACTGGGCTCTCGTTTCCTGGGACCAGAACACGGGCAGCGGGTTCATTGCTGTAGACGGGCGGATTCGAGTCTCGGCAAGCGTAGGCACGTCAAACTGGATCAACACCGGGCGGTATGTACTCGGTCGACGGCGGCCGAGCGACTTGAGCGCCACCAGCGACCATACCCAGTACGCGCATGCCCGATGGGATTCCGCGCTTTCGCAAGAGCAAGCTCGTTGGTTGACCCGCGGGCGCTACCGGGCGTTGTTCTCCCCGCGGCCGTTGCAGGTGTCGGTGCCACCGATTGTCGCCGGAACGACCTCGGTCGAGTCCGACCTTACCGCCTCGTACTCGGTCGTCGGCACCGTCAGCAAGGATCTCGCGGCGAGTTACACGGTCGTTGCCGCCATCAGCAAGGATCTCGCGGCCTCGTACGCGGTGCAAGTCGCCGTGACGCAGGATCTCGCGGCCTCGTACTCGGTCGTCGGCACCGTCAGCAAGGATCTCGCGGCGAGCTACACAGTCGTTGCCGCCGTCAGCAAGGATCTCGCGGCCTCGTACGCGGTGCAAGTCGCCGTGACGCAGGATCTCGCGGCCTCGTACTCGGTGACGGGCACGGTGACGAAGGACTTCACGGCGTCGTACGACCTGCTGGCCGACTCGACGGTGACGAAGGACTTCACGGGGTCGTACACGATCACCGGGTCGGTCGAGTCGGACCTTGCCGCGTCGTACTCCGTGCGCGAGGCAGTCTCGAAAGATCTCGCGGCGAGCTACATCGTCGTTGCGGCCGTTCAAAAGGATCTCACGTCGTCGTACTCGATCCAGGCCGCCGGCACGGGTGCAACGGCCGACGAGATCGCAACGGCTGTGTGGGCGAAGATCGGCGAAGATGGCTTGCCCTATGGCGACCTCGTGCGGGTGCTGCTGGCGGCTCTCTCCGGCCGCACGGAGGGCATCGGAACGCTCAACGAACGCTACCTGAGCGCCGACGGCTCGAAGACCCGTATCGATGCGACGTTCGACTCGAACAACAACCGCGTGGCCGTCACGCTCGACGGAACGCCGTGAACTTCAACACCCGGCTGTTCGGGGGCCGGCTGTATGCCGGGCGGTTGTTTCGCGCGCCGGTAGGACGGCAGCCGTCGCCTGACGATCAGCGCATGTGGGGCGGCGGGGGCGCGTCCAGCCGGAAGCGCAAGACGCAGCGTCGAACGACCCCCGAGGAAGTATTTTTGTTGCTCGTTGCGAAATAGCGTAGTTTGACCGTCGTTGCTACTCGAAAGGATCATGCCGCCATGAAAACTTGGTTCCACATGAAGGCCAAGGCCGACGCGCCGAAAGCCGCCGAGATCACGATCTTCGACGAGATCGGGTTTTGGGGCGTCACGGCGGGGACGTTTCAGAAGGATCTCAAGGCGCTCGGGGACGTGGAGCAGATCGACGTGCTGGTCAACAGCCCGGGCGGCTCGGTCGTCGACGGGCTGGCGATCTACAACATGCTGTCGCAGCACCCGGCCACTGTGAACGTCAAGGTGATGGGCATCGCCGCGTCGGCTGCGAGCTTCATCGCGATGGCCGGCGACTCGATCGAAATGCCCTCGAACACGTTCATGATGGTGCATTCGCCGATGAGTGGCGTGTTCGGCAACGCCGACGAAATGCGCGACACCGCGGATGTGCTCGACAAGATCGAAGCGTCGATCCTGGGCATCTACGCGAAGCGCACCGGCAAGAGCGACGAAGATCTCAAGGCGTTGCTCAAGGCGGAGACGTACATGACGGCCGCCGAGGCGGTCGAACTGGGCTTCGCGACCAAGGTCACGGATGCGCTGGAAGCCACCGCGTCGTTCGACATCGATCGGCTGCCGGTCAACGTGCAAGCCATGTTCCGCAAGCCGGCGGCCACCCCGAACACGCCGCTGGCCGAGCAGATCGTCGCCCGCGCCAAGACCGCCGGCCTGGAGCAGTTCGGCCCAACGTTCGCCCTGTGCGAGACGTTGGACGAGGCTGACCGTGTGATCGCCGAAGCTCGCGAGATCGGCGCGCTGTGCCGCGTCATGGCGATCGACGACAAGCGGTTCGAGGCGTTCGTCAACGCTCGCAAGTCGTTGCCCGAAGTGCGAGCGGCCATCGCCGCGGAGCGCGTCGCGGCGGCCGAGCAGACGATCGACACCGCGCCCCCGACAAAGCCCCCGGTGATGTCGCGCGGCCCCCTCCACACGAACGCATGGGCAAAGGCCCTGGGCGTGACTCTCCCCACCAACTGAGGACACCATGTCGACCCTCACCCAGAACATCGAAACGCTCGAATTCCTGCTGTCCGAGGCCACGGGTGGGCGCAGCCGCGAGGTCGGCACGGCCACCGTCACGGGCTCCGTGGCGCTGCCCTCCGGCACCGTCCTCGGCAAGCTGACGCGCGCCGGCAGTGCGGCCAGCGTCACCGGCTCGATCGCAACGACCACGCTGACCGTCACGGCGGTCGGCAGCGGCACGCTGACTCCGGGCCAGACCATCAGTGGCTCGGGCGTCACGGCGGGCACGAAGATCGTCAAGCAACTCACCGGCACGCCCGGTGGCGTCGGCACCTACCAAGTCGACACGTCGCAGACCGCCTCGTCGACCACGGTCACGGCGGCCGGCGCGGTGTCGGCGGCGTACGCCGGCAACACCGGCAACGGCACGATGGGCGCCGTCACGCTGTCGGCCGGCGCGAAGCCGGGCGCGTACAAGCTGACGATCATCGAGCCGGGCACCAACGTCGGCACGTACGTCGTGGAAGACCCGGACGGCCTGTTCGTCGGCCGCGGGGTCGTGGCCTCGGCGTTCAGTGCCGGCGGTCTGGCGTTCACGCTGGCCGACGGTTCGACCGACTTCGTGTCCGGTGACGGCTTCACGATCACCGTCGGCGCTGGCTCGGGTTTCTACGTCAAGTATGACGATGCCTCGGGCGTCAACGGCTCGGACGGCGCGGCTGCGGTCCTCTACAACCCGCTGCCCGGCACGAACGGCGACTATCCCGTGACGCTGTTCGTGCGCGACTGCGAAGTCATCGGCGACCGCCTGAACAACGGGGCGGGTGTCGACGCGGCCGGCAAGGCAGACCTCGCGAAGCTCGGCGTCATCGTTCGCTGATCGACCTCCAACCAATCACTCACAGGACGAAAGCAACATGCTGCTCGATGTCTTCAAGAACGACGCGTTCCACTTCCTCGAACTGCAAACGGCGATCCAACTCGCGCCGTTCAAGCCGACCGGCATCGGGAAGATGGGCATCTTCCAGCCTCGCCCCGTGTCGACGACGGTCATCGCGATCGAACTGCGCGACGGCAAGCTGACCCTCGTCCCGAACGCCCCCCGCGGCGCGCTGGGTCCGGCGAAGAACCTCGAACGCCGCAAGTTGAATAACTTCAATACGCTGAACCTGCCGCAACGCGTGGCAGTGATGGCGGAGGAAGTCCAGGGGCTGCGGGCCTTCGGCAAGCAGACCGAGGTCGAGACGGCGATGAACCTGCTGGGCCAGAAGATGCGGGTCGCCCGCACCGACCTCGACGTGACCCACGAGTTCCACCGGGCCGGCGCGCTGCGCGGCAAGATCCTCGACGCCGACGGCACGACGGTCATCTACGACCTGTTCTCCGAGTTCGGCGTGGTGCAACTGACGCACGACTTCGCGCTCGACGTGGACGCGACCGACGTGCGCAGCAAGGTCGTTTCGTGCCTGCGCAAGATCGAGGACGCGCTGGGCGACACCGCGATGGATGGCGTCGAGTTCCTGTGCTCGTCGACGTTCATGGACGCGTTGGTCGACCATCCCGAGGTCAAGGAGAACCTGAAGTTCGACAAGGGCTACCAGAACCGTTCCGATCTGCGCAAGGGCTTCGAGTACGGCGGCGCCACGTTCCGCGAGTACCGCGGCACCATCGGCGGCAATGCCGTCGTGCCGAACGGGCAAGCGATCCCGGTGCCGATGGGGGTGCCCGACCTGTTCGAGTCCTACTACAGCCCGGCGCCGTACATGGAGACGGTGAACACGATGGGCCAGGAGGTCTACATGAAGCCCCGCGAAATGGACTTCGACGTGGGCATCGAGTGGCAGGTGCTGTCGTGCCCGCTGCACATCTGCACGCGGCCGAACGCGATCGTCAAGTGCGGCCTGAACGCCGCCGCCATCGCCTGATCGCGATCGGCGGGCGATCGTGAAGCCGGAAGTCGGCTTCGCGCTACGACGCGGGCTATCGCTGAAAGGCGAGCCCGCGTTGTTGCGTGGGGCTCCAGCGGGGAACGTGCATCTGGCGCGGGACGCGAACGTCTACGCGGGGATCGGAGACGTGGCCGACGACAACCCCGTGGTGCGGGTCGCGATCGCTACGATCGATGCCGCGTACGCCCCGAAGACGGGCGACGTGCTGGTGCACCCGGACGGTACCTACCGGCTCGACCGGCTGTTCTCGAACAACGGCTATACCGCGGCGTACATCGTCGTGCCCGTGTGATGGCTACGCGCCGGGCTCTCGTCGTCAAGATCGACTACTCGGAGGCCGCCGCGCTGGCCGATCGCATCGAGTCGATCACGGGGCGGGCGCGGCTCAACCTCGCAGCGGTCGAGGCGGTCAACGAGGTCACGCTGCGGGCCGAGCCCGAGCTACGGGCCGGCGAGGTTCGAGACATCAATCTCACCGAAGCCTATGTGGCGTCGAAGACCAGTACGACGCTCGCCGTGCGCAAGCCGACGGCGACGATCCTGACGCGGGGCGACCTCACGATCATGGGGCACTACCCGCTCACCCAGTTGACCCAGCCGACGAAGACGACTCGCGTCACGGGTGACGCCTCGCGCGGCATCCCGAAGGGGCTCAAGCAAGCGGGCGTGCGCGCCGCGATCAAGCGATCGGCGGCTACCGAACAGCCGAAGTGGTTCACGATGCGGCTACGGCGCGGCACCGAGTCAGGCGACAAGGTGGGCGTGTTCGCACGCACCAGCGCCGGCAAGCTCAAGCACTACTACGGCCCCTCGCCCTACTCGTTGTTCCGCTTCCAGGCCGGCGCACAGGGCGGGGAGATCGCGGACGATCTGCGGCGTACGGCGCTGCTTCGCATGGTCGACGAGGTTGAAAGGATGATCACGTGAGCAGGTTGCACAAGATCGAGGACGTGGGTGATGTGGTCGTTACCCGGGTCGAGTCGATCCGAACGACCAACGGCTACGAAACGGACATCGGCGCGACCGTGTTCCGCGGCCGGCGCAAGGTCGACGACTCGATGCTGCCGTGCACGTCCGTGATCGAGTCGGTCGACGAGATCGAGAGCAGTGACGACGCGACCGAGTACCTGATCGGGCAACGGTTTCTGCTGTTCGCCTATCTGGCGTGCGACCCGGACAACCCCAACGTGGCCGCGCACGCGGCGATCCGCGACATGAAGCGCGCGATCTTCCGCACGGCAGGCAAGGCCGACGTGACCTGGGGCCGCACCATCAAGGTCGTGCGCTACCTCGGCAAAGACATCGGTCCGCGGGCGGATGGCTCGGCGTTTGTGTTGGCCTCGATCGAGTTCGTCGTGTCGTTCGTCGAGGATGTTGCTGACCCTTGATCGTTGCGAAATAGCGTAGTTTGCTCCGGCGCGGAGCAATAGCCACACTCTCTTCCGACCTCTCGTTCCACCCACAGGACTCGTTCAACATGGCAGCACAAGGCTTTCTCGGCGCGGGCGACCTCTACATCGCGCGCTACGTCAGCGGCGCTTACGAGGACTACAAGGGCCCCTACCAGTGCGGCAAGTTCGAGATCAAGCCGAACTCCGAACTCAAGGAAATGACCTCCAAGGGCCGCAGCACCTACGGTCAGGTGATCGAGTCGGTGGCAGTGCCGCAGCCGTTCGACCTGTCCGTCGACCTGCGCCAGATCGACAAGGAATCGATCGCGCTGGCGTTCTTCGGCACGACCGGCTCGCTGTCGCAAGGCAGCGGCACGCTGTCGGCTGTCGACGTGACCGCCAAGCTCGGCGCCTGGGTGCAACTGACCAAGCAGGCGCTCACCGGGGCGTCCACCGTGACCAACGCCGCCGCGTCGACCACGTACGTCGACGGCACGGACTACATCATCAACCGCGTGCTCGGTCTGTTCAAGGCGCTCCCCGGCGGCTCGATCACGAACAACCAAGCGCTCAAGCTGACCTCCGCGTACAACGCGATCACCGGCACCGAGATCAAGGGCGCGACGCAAGCCCAGGTGCGCGCCAAGTTCAAGCTCGACGGCATCAACTTCGCCGACGACCTCCCGGTGATCGTGACGGTGCACGAAGCGGTCATCGCGGCCGACGCGGCGTTCGACTTCCTCGGTGACGACTTCAACACCCTGAGCTTGCCCGGCCGCATGAAGACGCCTGCCGGCTTCACCGAGCCGTTCACCGTGCATCTTCGCGACGCCTGATCGTCACCGGGGCAATCCGGCCCACTGGCCCGGGGGCACTCGTTCCCGGGCCTTTTTCTTTCTGCGAGGACGACGGCTAGATGGCGACCAGCAATCGACGCGACGTATCGTTGGGTGTCTCGGTCGAGACGGCCGGCGAAGACGAACTGCGTCGTCTCGCCACCAGCACGCGGCAACTGGCGCAAGAGGGCAGCGACGCGGCGCCCGAGTTTCAGCGGCTTGCGAACGAACTCGACCGACTGGCGGATCAGACCGCCGCGCTCTCCCAGTTCAAGACGGCTGCCGCTGACCTTGCGGCGTTCACCCAGGCCCAGCAACGGGCCGCAGCGGCTGCACAGAACGCGCAGAACGCCCTCGCCGCACAGGCGGCCTCTGTCGAACGCCTGGGCATCGCCCAGAAGGCCGCCGCGAGCGATCTCGCCGAGGCCGAGGCTGTGCAGCGGCGGGCGGCGGATGCCCTCAAGGCGCTCGCCCAGGACACCGACCGCGCCGGCCGGCAGACCGCTGAGTACAGGGCCCAGCAAGCGGACCTCCGCACGTCCCTGAACTTCGCTCGTGAAGCGGTCATCGCGAAAAAGACCGCCCTCGAAACGGCCAATGCCGCACTGTCGGAAGCGGTCAAGTCCGAGAGGGCGCTTTCGACCGAGTTCACCCGGTCGGAGAGAGCCGCTGCGACCGCCAACAAGGCGCTCGAACAGCGCAACGTGGCCGTCGAGCAGACCCGCGGTGTCGCCGCGTCGTTGGGCGTCAGCCTGGACAACCTGTCGGAAGCCGAACAGCGGCTCGCGGCGGCCCAGCGCGCCGGCATCGCCGCCGTCGAGCAGGCGAACGCTGCCCGTGTGGCCGGCGCGCGTGCCGCCGCCCAGGCCGCCCAGGAAGACGCGGCGTCGATGGCCGCGCTCGAACGGGCCGCCGCCCAGGCCGACCGCGAGCTTGAAGATCTTACGCGGTCGTTGCGGTCGAGCGAGCAGGCCGCCCGCGAGTTTGCTACCGCGGCACAGTCGACGGCGACCAGCGCTGCCGAAGAGGCCGCCGCCCTCGAACGTCTCCAGCGGGCCGCCCGGGAACTCATCAACAGCGAGGCGCAGCTAACGGCCGCGCAACGCGAACTCGCGGCGTCTCGTGACGCCGGTCGCGCGTCGCTGATCGCCGAAGCGCAGCAAGTTCTCACGGCGAAGCGAGCCGTCGATGAACAGCGCGAGTCGTTGCGGCAACTCGGGCAAGAGTGGCGCAACGCCTCGAATGCGCTCCGGGATGCGTTCGGCACGACGGGCGTCCGGTCGCTGAACGCGATCGAGGTCGAGATCCGGCAAGTCGAGAACGCCACGTCGTTGCTCGAACGGCGGTTCCGCGCCGGGGAGATCTCGGCGAACGACCTCGCCCGAGCCCTGAGCAGTGCCCAGGTGCGGCTGCAACAACTCAAGACGGAAGCGAACACGATCCCGGCGCTTCCGGGCGCACTGGAACAGATCAACTCGTCCGTGCTCGGACTGGTGAACCGCTTCGGCGCGCTGTCGGCCGCCATCGCCACCGTGGGCGCCGTCGTCAAGCCGGTCATCGACGCGACGGTGGCACTGGATCAGATGCGCCGTGTGCTCACCACGGTGACGGGCAGCGCCGAGACCGCAGCCGCGCAGATCGAGTTCGTGCGTAACGTCGCCCAGCGCTCCGGCGCGGCGTTCGGCGACGTGGGCCAGTCCTACTCGAAGTTTGCCGCCTCGGCGTTGCAGACCGGCCTGTCGTTGCAGACCGTCCGGCAAACGTTCGAGTCCGTGTCGCTGGCCGCCGGCAACCTGGGCCTGTCGAGCGACCAAACGAAGCGAGCGCTCGAAGCGCTCGGCCAGATCGCGAGCAAAGGCGTCGCGAGCATGGAAGAACTGCGGCAGCAGTTGGGCGATGCGCTCCCGGGCGTGCTGCCGCTGCTGGCGCGCGAACTCGGGCTCACGACCTCGGAACTGAACAAGGTCGTCGAGTCCGGGCAACTGCTGGCCGCCGAGGCGATCCCCGCGATCGGCCGCGCGCTCGGGGCACTCCAGCCGCAGGCCGGTGTGGTCAGCGGCATCGTCGCCGAGTGGAATCGGTTCAAGAACGTCGTTCTCGAAGCCGGCACGGCGATCACCGAGGGCCCGATCGGAGCGGCTGCCGGCGGCGTGCTCGTTGCGCTGTCGAAGACGATCCAGAACCTGTCGTTCTACGCGGTGTCGGCTTCGGAGGGTATCGCCCTCATCGGCAAGACGATCGGCATCACGGCGGGCTACCTCATCGGCGGGGCGAAGGACTGGAACGCCTATCAGGCGGCGTTGTCCGAAGCGGCCGAGGCCGGCGGCGAGCGGCTGCAAGGTCTCGCCGACCGCATCAACGGAGTCGGCGAAGCGGGCACGCAGGCCGGCAACGGCATTCGCAACCTCGGCACGTCGTTCGCTCAACTCGCGCTCGCCACCGAGAAGTCGATCGACGCGGCCGACACCGCGGCGCAGTCGGCGCAGAAACTCGCCCAGGCGAAGAACACCGAGGCCGATGCCGCGGGGCGTGCCGCCAAGGCCGCGGGGCTGAATAACGTCGCGCTCGACGAAGCCGCCCGTGTGGCGGCCGAGTACGCCGACGCGCTCGACCTCCAGGCTGCCGCCGATCAGCGGGCCGCCGCGGTGCGTCAACAAGCGCTCAAGACGTTGCAGGACGAGGGTGCCGCTCGCGGGTTCACGACGGACCAGATCAAGAAAGCGGCCGAAGAACTCCAGAAGGAAATCACCCTCAAGACGGCCGAAGCCGAGAAGTCGATCGCGGCAGCGGCAGCGGCTCGCGCCGAGGCGGCTGCCCGGATCGTGGCAGCCGATGCGGTGAAGCAGACCGCGGGCGAGTACGACCGGCTGCGGTCGGCAGCCAACGAGGCGGCTGCCAACCTCGAACGCGTGACGATCGCGTATCGAGACGGCAAGGCGAGCGCCCAGGCCGTCGAAGAAGCCACGATCAAGTTGCAAGTTGCCAAGGGTTTGTTGCGCAACTCGATCAACGACCTCATGGCCGTGCTCGACCAGCAACTCAAGCTCGACAAGGCGGACCTCGAAGTCAAGGCCGCGCAGATCCGGCTCGACATCGAGCGGCTGCGCACACAACAACTCGAAGCGGAACGACTGGGCCAGATCAGTCGCGCTCGCGAACTGAACATCCGCATTGCCGAACTCGAACTCACGGCGTTGCGTGCCTCGTCAGCCGCGCGTGCCGATGAAGCTGAAAAGACGCTGGCGTTCGTCGAAGCGCAGCGGCGGCAACTCGCCATCGCCGGGTTGCTGACGCCGGAAAAGCAACGCGAACTCGATCTGCTCGCGCGGGCGGCCGAGGCAAAGCGTCTCGAAGCGCTTGCGACCGACGAACAGAACAAGCGGTCCGAGGCCAATCTTGAAGCTCTGAAGAACAACAACGTGGCCGTGTACGGCGCGACGGAAGGTAGGAAGGCGTACACCCAAAGCATCGGCGGGTCTTCCAACGCGCTCGACACGGACACGAAGGCTGCGCAAAGCAACACCGCAGCCACCGACAACCTCACGGCGTCGCAACGCCGGCTGTTGGAGATCCGTCAGCGGTATGCCGACCTCGTGCGCAACGCCGGGGCGGGCAACACGTCGACGCCGGCCACGAACGCGAGCAACCCTCCGCCGACGTTCGCGTCCGACCTGTCCGGCCTGGGTGCTCGGAACAGCGGGTTTGCGAACGCCGAGGAAGCGGCCCGCGCGGATCGGTTGGCCGGCAACACCGGGGCGGTTGACAACTCGTACATCTTTGCCCTGAAAGCCCGGCTGGACCGAGGCGAGTATTTCGCGGCGAGCGAGCGCGCAGCCATCGAGAACGCCCTTCGCGTTGCGAAAGACAACGCCCAATTTTCGGCGCAGGGCGCCCGCGGCATCGGCTTTGCGAGCACCGTGCCCTCGCTGGCGGACGACACGTCCACGTGGGTTCAGATCCTCACCCGGGTTCTTGAACGCACGGGCGGCGGCGTGAACGACCCGGGCGGCCCCCGTGGCATACAGCCCCGCGTGGTCAACATCAACCTCGGCGGCCGTACGACTCCCGTGACGACCGCCTCGGACGCCGATGCCGATCAACTGGTGGGCGTGTTGCAGCAACTGGAAACGGCGTCGCAGCGGAGCTAAACGATGACGATCGCTCTAACCGTCAGCCCGACGACCGTCACGCTCCCCGTGGATCTGCGGTGGACCGACGAACTTGACTGGCACCCGGTGCGCCAGTCTGTCGAGCGCTCCCTGACGGGCGCCTTGATCGTCGACGTTGCCGCCGCCGTGCCGGGGCGCTCGATCACGCTGGAGCCCGAGAACGACAGTTCTGCGTGGATGCCGCGCGCCGATGTCGAGCAGTTGCAGACCTGGGCGGCTGTGCCCGGCCAGGAAATGAGCCTCTTGCTCCGCGGCGTCACTCACACCGTCATGTTCCGGCACCACGAGGGCGAAGCGCTCACGGCGAAGCCGGTTCTTCACTACTCGGACGTTGATGCGGCCGACTGGTATCTCGTCACGCTCAAGTTGATGAAAGTCTGAACATGGGAATCCTTGCTGGAGACATCAAGCTCGTTCGCTCGCAAGTGATGGACGACGTTCCCGAGGGCGGGGGCGCTCCGATCGACTCGATCGTGGTCGACGGCACAAGCAACGGGCTGTTCAACGACATCAGCGAACTCGATCGGGCTGGCGGCCGAGTGAACGCCCGCAAGGTCTTCGTCTCGATCCGCACGCCCGATCGTGAAGGCTACTTCGGGGCGAACGTCATCGTCAGCGACCCGCCCGACGACCCGAACGTCTCGGTGTCGTTGTTCACCACGGGCGACGTGTTCGACCGCCGCTCGGCCGCCATCAGCCGCGTCGAGGCGTACTTGAACGCCGGCCCTGAGTTCGCAGGCTACCTGTTCGAGAACCACATCACCGGGCAACGGTCGATTCAGATCTTCGCGCGGACAACCGTCACCCCGCCACCGATCGGCCGCACGCTGCTGTTGCGTCAGAACGAGGGTCTGCTGACGGTGTACGAACAGTACGTTCGAGTGACGCGGGTCATCACCGAAGAGCGCACGTTCACGACGGCGGGCCCGACCGACTTTCAGGCGCTGGTCATCACGTGCGACATCAGCGATCGGCTGCGGTACGACTTCACCGGCTCGCCGTCGAATCGGTTCTTCACTCGGGCCGTCGGTTCCGCGATCCTGCGCGACACCGTGGTCGCCGATGCGGCGGTCTACGGCGGCGTCGTGCCGCTGGCCGACCCCGTGGAGATCAACGACACGTCGTGCATGGCGGAGGGCATCTACACGCAACTCGTTCCGAACAGCCGCACGGAAACGTCTCTCGTTGACCAGAAGCCGAGCGCCGACTTCGCGATCGTGCTCGCGTCGAGCCCGCGAGCCGTGACTGTCGGCGGGTCGCCGCTGTCGCAACGCATCAGGATCGGCCAAGAGAATCGCGGGTTCAACTACGTCACGATCTTGAGCCCGTTGCCGGGCCCGGGGACGGTCCGCGTCAACTTCCGGGCGCTCGGCAACTCGTACACGATCAACGACAACGGAGACGGCACGCTCGGCGGGGCCAGCGAGTCGGGCACGGGGACGGTCAACTACTCGACGGGAAGCGTGTCGGTCACGCTGAACGCGTTGCCCGACGATCGTTCTGCCGTGGTGTTCTACTGGGGCGAGAAGTCGACCTACACCGATCGCGCTGGTGTGATCGGCTACCGGCCGCCTGAGTTCTCGTTCAGCCTGGAGAAGCAAGGGATCATCCCCGGTACGGTGGAGTTCGCCTGGGAGTCCGGCGGCAGCCCGAAGACGGCGACCGCGAACTCGGCGGGCGTCATCAGCGGCGATGCGACCGGCGAGGTCAACCACAACGCCGGAGTCGTTTACATCCGTCCGACGGCGATGCTCGATGCTGGCGGTCAGATCGAAATCTCATACCAGTGGGCCGACATCGAAGAGGAACTGCACTCGGGCCTCTCGCCCGATGGTGCCGGCGCGATCTCGTTCACGCTGGCCTCGGCTCCGGTCCCCGGCACGGTCGAACTGCTGTGGGTCACGTCCCGCGAAACGTCCGTCAGCAGCGGTGCCGTGAGCGCCCAGGGAAGTTCCTCAAAGAGCACCAGCGCGAGCACGTCGGTGACGATGCTGGAGGAATCGCGACTCGTTCCGCCCTACCTGGGGACGGTGTTGCAGTTCGACGGCGGTAGCGCTGGCGCCGCTCGCGGCTACGCTCCGAACACGTTCCGCATCCGTTCGCTGACGACCGGCGCCGTGTGGGAGCAAGAGGGCACGGTCGAAACGACTCGCACGCCCCTCGTGTCGACCCGCAGCGCGTCGTCGAGTAATGGGTCAAGCTACAGCACGACCGAGAAGCAGACTTCGCGTAGCTCGGTCGCGGTCTCGCACCACATCACCGACGACGGCGCCGGGTCGTTCTTCGGCGCGCTCGGCACCGTCGGCTACGTGTCGAAGGCGGTCGTCATCAAGGTGCAGGGCGACTACTCCGAGAACACGTTCGAGAGCACGCACGAGGACGCGTCGACGTGGGAGTCGCTGAACGCTACGACCGAGCCCACCGCCACGACCGGCGGCTCGACTCCGCCCTCGGCTGACGATGGCGGCGGCGGCAGCAGTAGCGCTCGTGGCGGTTCGAGCGGCAGCACGACGCAGAAAGAGATCTACGCGACGAGTTCGATGATCGCGCGGTATCGCATCGGCACGGCCGTTCCCGCCTCGCGCGTCGAGACCTACACGCCGCCCGGCGTAACGATCGACCTGACCCCGTTCACTCGCGACTACGTGGTCCCGGGGAGCGTGCGGTTCCTGTGGATGGGGCACGTCTACCAAGACTTCGACGGCAAGATCTATCGCGACCCGTCCGGCGACGACCCCGGCACTCGGGTTGGGTCGGTCACATACTACTCAGGTGTCGTTGCGATCGGCGATTACGTCGTGGGTGCCTCGCCGCAGACCGTCACGATCCAGTCGATGTTCACGACGAAGCGCACCCCCGACGTGGCGAACATCACGTTCAACACCCCGGCGAGCCCGATCAAGCCCTCGGCGCTCACCCTGTCGGTCGTTGACGCCACCGGGACGCAGATCATCGCCACCGCGGAGACGGACGGCGACATCGTGGGCCCGCACACGCGGGGCAAGGTCGACTACGAGTCGGGGTTGGTCGAAGTGCAGTTCGGCGACTACGTGCTCAACTCGGGCCTCACCGACGCGCAGAAGGCCGAATGGTGGTACGACGCCGACAACGTGCGGACGGCCGACGGCAAGATCTGGCGCCCGTGGCCGGTTGATCCCGAGACGTTGCGTTACGCGTTCGTCTCGTTCGTCTACCTGCCGCTCGACTCGACGATCCTCGGCATGGACCCGGTTCGGCTGCCGCAAGACGGCCGCGTGCCGATCTTCCGCCCCGGGTCGTTCGCTGTGCTCGGCCACACCGCTACCCGCGCGCCCGAGGTCGTGGCGAACGGCAACGTCAAGTCGTGCGGCCGAGTGCGGTTGTCGCGCGTCCGAGTCATCGGCAACGACGGCGACGTGATCGACACCGGCTACACGGCCAATCTCGACGCCGGTACGGTGACGTTCACCGACGTGTCCGGGTATTCGCAGCCGGTCACGATCGAGCACCGCGTCGAAGACATGGCGATGGTGTCGGATGTGCAGATCAACGGCAAAGTGTCGTTCACGCGGCCGATCACGCACGAGTACCCGGTGCCCGGGTCGTATCTGTCGAGCGCCCTCGTCGCGGGCGATCTGCGGTCCCGAGTGAGCGTGCTGTTCGATCAGCAAACGTGGACCGGCGTTTGGTCCGACTCGTTGATCGGTGCGGCTGCGACGGCGACGTTCAACGACATCAGTCACCCGATCCAAGTCACGAACGAAGGCGCGTTGACCGAGCGGTGGTTCGTGCAGTTCGCCTCGGGCGGAACGACGTTCAACGTCATCGGCGAACACGTCGGCGTGATCGCCACGGGGAACACGTCGTCGGACTGCGCGCCGATCAACCCCGCTACCGGAGCGCCGTACTTCGTGATCCCTTACCTCGGCTGGGGCCTGGGGTGGGCGGTCGGCAACGTTCTGCGGTTCAACACCGTCGGCACGTTCTACCCCGTGTGGTTGCTCCGCACGATCCAGCAAGGGCCCGAGACGGAGCCCGACGACTCGTTCACCGTGCTTGTGCGCGGGGACGTGGACCGACCCTGAACGTAGAGAGGAACCCTCGTGGCAAACGAAGTCAAGTTCATGCACTCCGGGATGACCGGAGCCCCGACCCTGAGCGGCGTTGCCGGGGCGCTTGTGTCGTTGCTCGACACATGCCTCGTGAACGGCTTCGGCGCCGGCACGGTCGATTCGGTCGTGGTGTCCGGCGGCATCGCGACCGTCACACGCTCCGGCGGGCACCCGTTCGAGGTCGGCTCGATCGGAGAGATCGCCGGGGCCACGCCGAGCGGCCTGAACGGGCAGAAACGCATCCTCACGGTGCCGAGCGCGAGCACCTACACGTTCGACGCAACCGGCGTCGCCAGCGGCACCGCGACGGGCACGATCACGCACAAGGTCGCGGCGGCCGGCTGGACGAAAGAGTTCAGCGGCACGAACCTCGCGGCCTACAAGTCGCCCAACGTGGCCGCCACGGGGTGCTTGCTGCGCGTCGACGACACCGGAACGACGGTGGGGCGAGTCGTTGGCTACGAAACGATGTCGGACGTGAACACCGGCACCGGGCCGTTCCCCACCAGCGCCCAGGTGAGCGGCGGTGCGTATATCGGCAAGTCGGCGACGGGGGACTCGACGACGCGGGCGTGGATTCTCTTCGCTGACGATCGCGGCGTGTACCTGTCGATTCAGCACAGCGGAACGACAAGCTACTCGACGTATTTCTTCGGCGACATCCTCTCGGCGAAGTCCCCCGACCCTTACTCGTGCGCGCTGGCCGCATGGTCGGCGAACAACGTCGGGTCGACGCCGGGCTCGATCACGCTGTCGGACGTGGCTTACGCCGACGTTAGCACGAACACGAATATGTGGCTCGCACGAGGCGCGTCGGGCCTGGGCGGATCGCAGGCGACGCGGCGTTCAGCGACGGCGTTCGTCGGGTCGACGACGTTCTCAGGCGGAGGCGGCGCGGCCTACCCGAACCCGGCCGACAACGGCCTGTACCTGTTCCCGATGCACATCAGCGAGAACCCCGCGAGCCCGTCGTACCGCGGCATGCACCCCGGGGCGTACTACTGCCCTCAAGCGGTGGGCACCGGAACGATCGCGTCGCGTGAGTCGATCACGGGGGTGACGAACTTGTCGGGGCGCACGCTCAAGGCCGTGCTGAACGCCTCGGGCCCGCTGTTCGTCGACATCACGGGGCCCTGGAGGTAAGCCGATGCCGGCCACCCACACGGCAGCAGCGGCGCTTGACACCGCGCCGTTCCTGCTGATCCCGTTCGCGAAGACGTGGCCTATCCCGCGGATCGCGCTCGAACGCACGCTCTACTACCAAGACGTTCGGTTCTCGGGCTATGGCCGCGTGTACGGCGACACCAAGGTCAAGGGCATCCCTGACTTCCCGAAGTACGCCCGGGTGCGCCTGTTCGACGAAGTGACCGGCCTGCTGCTGCGCGAGCAGTGGAGCAACCCAACGACCGGGGCGTGGGAGTTCCTGAACGTCAACGTCGCCCGTCGGTACACCGTGATCGCGTACGACCCTGACAAGTCGTACCGCGCCGTCGCGGCCGACAACCTCCAGCCGGAGCCGATGGCATGAGCGATGTCGATATCTCGCCCGAGCACAACGAGTACCGACTGCTCGGCACGCGGGCGCATCTGGACTCGGCTACGGGGAACGGGCGGCTCAAGGTCTACACGGCACCGAAGCCGGCCCCCGGCGGCGCTCCGGGCGCAGCGAATCTACTCGTGACGATCACGCTCACGAAGCCCGCGGGCGCGATCGATGGCGGCCTGCTGATTCTCGAAGCGCTCAACCCCTACGACCTCGCTGTGGCGACCGGCGACGCCGCCTGGGGGCGCCTGGAGAACGGCGACGGGCAGTGGAACTCCGACCTCGCGGCGGGCGCGGCCGGCAGCGGCAAGCCGATCCAGTTCGACAACGTGTCGATGTTCGCTGGCGGCAAGGTGTCGCCAACGGTGATGGCCGTCGGGTAGCCCCGTGCCCGCCGTCGATCTGCTGTTCCGGCAACCGTCGACCGGCGTCCCGGCGTCGCTGGTCTTCGGTGTTCTCGAAGAACTCCCAGACCGACAGTTCCTGATCTCGGCGGCGCTGCCGGCGCCGACGTTTGCGATCGGACTCGCGCGGACGCGAGAGGTCGCGGTCGCGTTCTCGTTGCCCGCTCCGACGTTCTCGATCGCGGCCACGTACTCATCGTCGACGGAACGCCCAACCGTGGCGCGCACGCGGGCTTCGTGGCAAGTCGCTCGGACGACAGAGGTCGGCGCCGAAGACTCGTTCGACGAAGCGACCCGTGTCGTTGCGGGCGCCGAGACGCCGCACGAGGAAGCCGTGCCGGTGCGAGCTTCGTCGACGGTGCGCCATCAAGACGGCCTCCACACGGTACGCGCCGCAGTGACGCAGGCGCACCAGATCGCGCAGCCGGTGCCGCCCGTCCAGGCCGGCGCTCGGCATCAGGACATGCTGCGGCACGCCCGCCCGCAAGTCCGTGTC